TACTAGCTTACCGATTAGATCCATCTGGCTGGTATTGCGGACTTTGGCATTCTCGGCGACTTCGCCCAGCACGTAGCCCACAAAGGCTAAGAACGCCATGTTGACGACCAAGAGGGCAATACCAAGGGGTGTGCCCTTCATAGCTTCGACAGCGCCAGTAGCGACTTTACCGCCTTCTTGGATGATGCTCATGTGACCCCAGGATTCATGGGTGCAACAATGGCCCAAACACGTGCCAGCCCAGAAGAGCCAATAAAATCCATAAGACAACGTTGTTTGCATAAGGCCCATAGGGACCCGGTGCCTGCCAAAACCAGCTGATCGCCCACATGATCATCAGCACCGCAAACAGCAACGCGAACGACATGGCCGTCCTCCTATTTGATCACCACCCAGTGATCGTCGTTCCACCGCAGCTCGTTCATCGAGTAGAAGTGCAGCACGCGTTGGCCTTCATATTTGACGCCAACTACTACGATTCTTTCATACTCGGTAACCACGTCGATTCGACCGGATTTCTTGAAGTCGAGTACGACATGCCCAATTTGTGGTTCCGGTTCCCGCACGCGATCACAGCTGCTTTCTAAGCAGGTAGTCCACACTGTCGACCAGCCAGCGATGCGTATCGCTCCACTGATTGGCTGACCCTTCAGTGATCGCTTCTTTGCGATTCAGGAGCGCCCGCACCATGGTGGTGCTCATCGTCATAGCCGGTGTCCGCACGTCTGTCCCCCAACTCACCTTCCACAGCCCACCGAGATTGGCGACGATATCCTGAATCTGTTTAAAAAGATCGTCTGCTTCGCGGCGGATTTCTGCTTCCTTGCGATTTATTGGACCCCAGTGTTGTCGTAAATTCCGTAGGCCGGTCGCACACGTTTCGACGGCGAATACGGGGCTGTATTTGCATAATTCTTGAAAGCGAAAACCATCGCCGCTTCCGTAGCAAGCCCAGTCCGAGCTTGAGCATGACACATCCTCCGCGAAGATAGACATATACCCTTGAGGCGAATCCTTATCCCACTGATCGCTCAAATTGATGAAGTCCGTGCAGCACGAGCGGGCATTCCAGCTTGTCTGAAACAGCCCGGCCTCGGCAGTGTCGGCAGAGGTGTTCGTTGCCGACTGATCGCGCCCGCAGCAAAATTGACCGGAGCTTTCTCGCATGCCAAGACCCATGAGCAGCACGAAGAGATGGCGCATCGTTTCGATGCTGTCGGTCTCGTTAGACATTCCAAGGTCGGCGAAATTTGAATTGTACCAAGATATCGCGTCCAGGGCGTCATTGCCGGTGTTGGCTTTTCCCCATTCTTGGGCAATTGGATCGCCTGCATTATATCGCATGCAAGCTTGTGCATAACTGATCGCAATTCCTTTGATATAACCTGCTGGGGATCGTCCACGGTCCCTCCACGAATACTGTGCGATCGGATGGTTGATGGCGAGATCGGTGATCTCTCTGATGACGCTATCGCTGAATTTCGGCGGTAGTGGTGGCGGATAACGTACGAGTCCAAATTCATCATCGAGCGCCGTCCATGTCATCTCGCCAACCAGGCCGTCGACACTGAGACTCTGATTCTGCTGGAAGTTCATCACCGCCGAATGGGTGCCAGGTCCGAAATCACCATCCACGGTGATCTGTAAACAAGTCTGCAATTCCCGCACGTTATTTCCATAGTCACCCTGGCCGATCAGCGGTCGCGACATGTCATCGCCCAGATCGAGAATCGGTGGTCGTTCGCCGGGCGGCTCGGGCTCGGGAGGTGTCCCTACCAGCGATTTGCCGGCGATGCTCTCGGCGATGGCGTGACAGATGGCCTCCCAGTGCGCGCGGGCCAAGTTGCAGTCCGAGGCGCTGTCACAAAACCAACATTCCAGCAGGATGGCCGGCATGTCGGTTGACTGGAGGAACGTCAGGTCACTCCGATACTTCGCACCCCGGTCAGTGAATCCACCGGCTCTGGCGATAGCGTGCGAGACCTCGGCCGCCAAGGTCTCCTGAGTGACGTAAAGGACCTCAGTGCCGTGAGCACCCTCCGTCGCATTGAGGTGTACCGAAACGTCGAGAGTTCGCGTTTTCGAGTTATGAAATGCACAGATGGTATTGAGATTTTGGCTGGAAGAAGTGCTTACGTCATCGTGAAAAGTATAAACCGTGACACCGCCGGCATTCAGGATTTCTGCGACGCGATCCACGATCTTCCGCACCTCGTCCACCTCGTCCATTTCCGGTGGAATCGGCGAGCCGGCAGCGCCGCGAATCTTCTTGCCATGGCCCGAACTGATACAGATGGGATTGTGTTGTGTCATTGATTCTCCCCTAACAGCCCAGGTCCGACAGTGAGAGGAAGACGCGGTCTCTTCTTCTCCTCGTCTACATATTCCGGTGTTCGCAAGGCTTCCGCTTTGACGAGACGCTTGCCCGCCGTGCTGGGAGCACCCGCGAGAATTTGATTCCCGGCGTAAGCCTGGAACCAGGGTTGGGAGGCGATATGCTCGATATAGGGATGCGCCATTTTGGCGACCATCGGAGCCTGCTTTTCAGTCATCAGAAGACCACCAACAGCGTGTTCCGCACCGCCGCCTAGATGCAATCCAGCGAAATATCCAGCTGGACCAAGGATGCCTCCCACGAAGTCTTCCAGGGATTTCCGCGCTTCCGCACGGCGTGCCGTGTTACTGTTGGGCAGCGTGTTGAAGACCGCCTTGGCCGACGGTGCCCACCAGAACGGCGTCTTTCCCTCCAGATGCGCGGTCTTGCCGTAGGTCTGCTGTGCAGCGGAATCGAGATTCGCAGCCGTGAGATGGTCGACATCGGCGCGATTAGCCGCTTTCTCGACCGTCAGCATCGCTCGCCACTGCTTACGCGCAGTCTGGATCTTGCTGAGGTCATTGGGATTGTAGGTCCTCAGACTTCGGTCGAATGAATCATCCAGGACCTTGATGAAGTCATGCAGCGCCTGTGACTTCTGACCCTCCGAATTCATTGCAGTGTCCATGAGGCTGGAACGCATCCTCTGATACTGCTCGGCGGTCAGATGGAGGCCCCCACTGCGGGCGCTTGTCCCATTGGCGTTCAGAGTGTCGCTTACATGATTTGCTGCATTTTCCAAAGCAGTGACGGCGTCTTGATCGTATCCAGCCGAGTGCCTATACTTGTTTGTCAGGTTGATAACCGCTCTCGATGTTTGTGGTCCATTAGTGGCATCCAATTCCAAGTTATTTCTCGGATTACTGGTGACGTCCTCGAATTTTTTCCCGATCGCGCTTCGTGTTCTTTCGAGCCAACCCGGCTTGACGACGTTACCGGCAGCGTCCCGCGTTGCCATGTCGATGGTAGGGGCTTCGAACTCGGGCCCGACGGCTTTTGTCGCCCCACGGGTGATCGCTTCGCGGTTCTCAAGATAGCGATCCGGGTTCGATTCCTCCTCTTTGATGCGCTGGAGAATGCTGTTGGAACGTTCACCAGGGGTCGCTTTATGTCCGAGCGCATTTTCTACGTCTTCGACATGCTGGGCGTAGGCCGCGCGCGATGCCGGCGGAGCTGTCGATGCATTTGGACTGATGTACTTGCTCGCTTTCGCGCTCCCGAACATGCCACCCAAGAGACGAGCCGTACCCTCCAGATTTGGAGCATATTGGTGAGCCAGCTCCCCAGCGGCCTCCGATCCGACAGCCGGCGCAAGACCGAAGCGGCCGACATTCGCTGCCAATTGAGCACCGGTCTTCCAGGGGGCGAGTACCGAACCGCCGAGAAATGAACCGACTCGCTTGCCGATCTCGCCAGCATGTGATTCCGGTTCATAATCGAGACTTTTATAGCCGGGAATCCCTTGTTTTATGTCCTCACTAGTTGGCAAATCAATTGGCAATCGTTTTTTGTCTGTGACCAAATCCGACAGTTTAGGCTGGGTCAAAGATCGATATAAACTGTAGCCAGGAATCGTACTCATGATTGCATCGACAACAGACCCAGCTCCTTTCTCCCTCGCATACTTCGCGAGATCGCCCGGCATGCCGGCGAGATCGGCCGGCGACATGAGGATACCGGAGCCGACGCCGCGGGCGACGTCCTCCACGGTGCCCTTCTGCGGCTGGAAACCCTCTGGAATTTCTACACCAGAAGCTTCGTAGCCTTCCGGGACTGCAACATCACTATTTTTGGCCAAGTTTATTCCCCCTTGCGTCTACAGGAACAGGCACCGTTTCACCGGGGAACAATTTGATATGAGTCTTCGACCCATCCGGCTCGACGCGAGTATAGACACGACCGATCTCCATCGGCGGCCTTGCAGCCGGTTGAGCCGGTGCAGCCTGCGCTCCTCCTGGCACAACCGGTGTTCCCGGTGCGGCAGGCGCACCGGACGTGATCGGATTGAAGCCTGAAGGCGCACCCGGTCCCTGTGGACTGAACATTCCGGGGCTGAGTTGCTGCCCTGCTGCCGGTGTGCCGGATGGCGTCGGAGTCATTCCAGCCAATCCTTGAGTCTGAAGTCGCTTTAATTGAGCCTCTCGATGCGCTGCATTCAGTTCAGTCTCTTTGGCATCCCACCCTTCGTCCAGACGTTTAAACTTGTTGCCTGCTTTATATTTGGTGGCTTCGGTGCCCATGTTGACGGAATGCTCGGCATGAGTCGCCATCTGATCGAGAAGATAGCGATTCGAAGGAATCGTGATGTCCGTACTCGGACTCGAGCCAAGTTGAAGTTTGACCGTCGCTAGAAGATTGCGCCCAGCCGCTCCTTTTATTTCCGCAGCGGTAGCCGATGCCTCTTCTTGGATTCCTTGTAGAGCTTCCTGAGTGACTTTTTTAAATACTTCAGGACTGAATGCCGAATTGGGATCGCCCAATCCGGTATTGGCAGCGAACCGACGCCACGCAAGTTGAAGCTCGGGACCTGCTATTCCACCGGGCTTATATCCGCTTTTATCCATGAGATCGACGACGGCTTTGGCCTGATCGACGATGCCGAGAACCTTTTCACCCGCACGTCGCGCGGCTTGAATTCCGACATACTGATTCCCGTAATGCGCAACATCGCCTGCCGTGACCGCTTTTTCTTCTTCCGAAGCCCTTCTTTCAGGACTCACCGCGTCCTGATATTTTTGATATGCATCCTTAAGCGCTGCGTGCTGCGGGCTATCCGGCATCAAGGCGTAGGCAGGTCGACCAGGCTGGATGAATCCATGTGTTCTCGCAAATTCTTCCATCGACATGATGCGCGGAACGACGGAAGTGTCAGCGGTAGTGCCGGGAGCTGGAGCGGGAGTGCCGGGAGCTGGAGCTGGAGTGCCGGGAGCCACCGCACCGCCGCCGCCAGCAGGAAGAGAAGGCGCAGTAGGTGAACCGGGAACGGGAGGAACAACTGAAGCACCGGCTTGTGCCTGCGCCCCAGGTGCTACGGGAGCGCCGCCTCCTATCATGTTTGACATGAGTGTGCGCATGCGGGTGAGCTGCGCAGGAGGTTCGATCCCCGCTTCTTCATACATCCGAATTTCTTTCATGATCGGAAGAAATTTATCCATCATTTGGGTGCGGACATAAGACTGAGTTATCGCATCCTTCTGAGCTTGCGCCCGTGCAGCAAGGCCGCCTTGAAGCGCTTCGCCGATACCTGACAGCGTGGTCATCTTGGCCTTGTAAGGGCTCGGGCCACCAGCCTTCATCAGCCCCGCCGCGATCGACATCATCGTGTTCTGGTTGATGTCACCCTGTTGCTGCGGAGTCAGAAGCCCCGTCGGGTCATTTTGAGTGTTTCCGCCGGGAAGACCGAGAAGTTGGGAAAAATCAAGCATCTCTTACATCCCTACGCCATAACTGCCGAATAAGCCTGCCGGATAAGCTCCACCGCCGCCGTAGTATGGATTCACGGTGCCGCTTTGCATGGGCGCTGAGACCGCACCGCCTTGCGTTGGTGCCGACATCGGATAGCCGCCGGTCGGAGAGCCGCCGGCTTGCGTTGGTGCCGGCGTCGGATAGCCGCGATTGTGCCAATTCGGCATCATTTGATTCTGCCCCATTTGCCCCATTAGGCCCCCGCCCTGTAGCCATGGATTCTGCCACCCGCCTTGTTGACCGGTCCCGCTCCCCAGCAACCCAGGAGGGCCGCCAAATGGGGGGGTGACGCCCGGTGTAGCGCCCAGCGGTGGGGTTGGTGTGGGTGGCTGCGGCGATTGTGGCGGTTGCCCTCCTCCTGCGTAATAGGGGGCTACCTGATTTGGCTGATAGAGCCCCGCCCCATGCGAGAAATCAGCAACCATGGGGGGACCAGGCCCTAGCTGCCCGGTCTGCGGCTGGCCGTACCCTCCTTGGCCGCCGCCAAAATATTGACTGGCCATGCCAAGCCACGACGGGAGATTTTGACCGAATCCGGCACCTTGCTGCGCTTGTCCCTTTGCCATGAATCATCTCCCAGCTTGCACGGCGCGCTCGACCACACGCCCGTAATCGACCATTTTCAGCCCACTGGGATGCGTGATGGTGTCGGACGGATCGACCTCGTCGGCCATGACCCCGACGCGCTGCACGGGATCACCCTTGTACCGGTAACGATAGAGCGGTGTGCCGTCGCGCAACGTGCCGAGTGGTTCGATATCCTCTTTCAAACGTCGATCTGACATGCCCAGGAGGCCCATGATCGCCGATCCGCCGAGAGTACCGCCGCCCGGAATGCCCAGGCTGCCGATCCCGAGACCCAGGCCACCGAGCTGCAACAGCGGATTGGAATAGCTCATCTGCGACGTCTGGCCGGTCTGGGTGCCACCGTGCGGGAGCCCACCGAGAATGCTGGCTTGTTGCTGTAGCAGCTGCCCGGGCATCTGCATGTTGTTGAGCCACTGCTGATAATTAAACATGTTCTGCGCAGTCTGGGTGTCCTGCTGCGTCTTGCCGGTCGACAAGAGATTGGCGATGTCTGCGGTATTCAAACCACTGATGGTTTGTCCGAGCCCGGTGAGCGCGTTGGCCGCACCCAGCCGCGTGCCAGCCGCCGCCTGGACGGCACCCTGATTGGCTTGCTGCTCTGCAAGCGCTGATGCTGCCGCAGTGCTGTAGCCCTGGCTCATCAGCTGCGACATGATCTGACTTTTTTGCAGCGCGCCCTGCGACGCCGTCACCGCGTCGGAGACGCCCTGGCGCGAGCCGCCAAAGGCGTGCTGCTGGGCGAGATTGGTGTCGGCTTGATTCATCGCAGTCTGAGTGTTGCGATCGATTCCCTGCCCAGCCGCTTGAATCTGATTTTGAATGTACGGATTCATCAGCTGCTGGGTATCGGCCCCCAGCTTGGTGGGATCAATCATCTGACCCTGGAAACCGGTCAGTGAGTTGAGCGGACTGTAAGCCTGCCCAGCGATCCCCTGCCCCTGACCGACGCTGTATTGCGAGAGCCCGAGAGCCTGCAATTGTGCGGGCGTCAGCCCGGCCGGTCCCGCACCCGTATAGGCCGAATAGCCTGGCAGGGTGCCGGTCTGTCCGGCGACCCGCGACGCCTGTGCGGCCAACCAGGGATCGATGGTGGTCTGCTGGGTGGTGTTCTGGGTGACCGGTTGTGACTTCATGGGCCTTCTCCTGCCGGAATGCTCAGATAGACGAGATCGGCTTTCCAGCCCTGATCCTTCAACGCACGCTCCCAGCCGCGGCGGCCGGCGAGCGTCAATTTACTGCACCGATTGAATCGTGCCCATGACTGCCACATCGGCACCATGGATTTGAGTTCTTCGAGTTCGCCCCCAGCCAGGAACAGATGCATGTGCTTGGCACGAGGGAATTCATGGATCTCGGTGATCGCCGCAGATTTCGATGCCGGCCAGAACACATAAACCCCGCGGGCAAGACCAATCTCGACATCCTCGATGGTGTGGGTGTCAGTGCGCGCCAGGGCGTCTTCGATCCAGTGTCGGCAACGCTTCCATTCCTGTATGGCGACTGTCATGGCGCTGCTGTCGCCCCCACCACACCGGTATCGGAAACCGTGATCACCCAGCGTGCGCCACTCGGCGAGCGCAAAATCAGCTTCTCAGGAAACAGCTCGATATCGCTGCCTTTTTTGCGATTGGTGATGTCATTGCTTTCCAATGACTGATTGACCCGGATTTGATAAGCCGGGCTCCAATTCGTAGTGGGTGCGGGGACTTTGAGAGCCATCAGCGTTTACTCCCACCCACAACATTGAGACGCATCTTGCCAAGTGACCAATCGACATCCTGCATGGCGTCAAACCGCAATGCGATCTGTCGTCCCGAGAATAGGATGGGCGTGTAGCCTTCCGCGTTAATGACCAGTGGAATCGTCTGTCCCGGTATATTGGGAGCGGGAGGATAGACGTTGGGAGCGAGAGGCGCGAAACGCGCTCGCGGCGTCAGGTTCAGAACCGGACCAGTGCCTTGAACGAGCCCGGTGCCATCGACCAGCATCATGTTGGCGTAAATGACCTGATCGCCATTGCCGATCTCGACCGGTGCCGACACCACGAACACCTGTCCGACACGCGACCGCCCGTCATCGAGATAGCCGGTTTCATGCCGATAAACGATTCCGGCGGGATCGACGCCGAACGCATCCGGGGTCGCACCGCGATCGAGATAGGTGGTGCGGGCCAATGGTGCTCCGTTATACCAAATATTATCCTTGTAATTGTAGATGACGTAGCTGTCGCATTCCATCGAGGCGAGGGATGGATAGAACCAGATCACCTCGTGAAACCGAGCGTTGGTCGAAGCGTAAATTTTTGCCGCTTGAGCGAAATTGATGTTTCGCCATAGCGTATCCTGTATCTCGCAAGGCATCGGGATGACGGCACCGTTATACTGGAAGAAGCCGCTCGGGCTCATCCAGTAGGCTGCTTCACCCGCACCGGCCCCAGTCGCCGCCACCGCCCACGCGCGTGGGCCGATCAGGCCACAGGCGGTGCCGATGCGGATCGGTGCGTAGATCGCCGGCTGCCCGACGTAGTTAACGAGGTGAACGTCAGACGTTGTCCAGACAAGGTTCTGCAAGCCGACACGGGTGCCGGCTATGGCAAGTCCGTTGGTCTGCAGATTGATGTCGCCGGCTGAATTGATATCGGTCGGTGTCCAGTCGTTCGTCGTGCCGATGTTGGCCCATGCGATGTTTCGACCGCTTCCGGTGGTCGCCAGAGTTCCAAAGCTGGCACCGATCGCCAGCAGGAAGTCCTCGTTGGTCGTCATCACCCCGACGCAGGTCGGTGACCCCGCCGGAATGGTGAAGGTGCCTTCGCCGGGATCGAACTGGATGATTCGCCGATCGCTGTTGAGCACCATGACCGCGGTATTGCCGAAAGTATCGAACTGCCATGTTGCCGCGGCGAGCTGCAGAGTGCCTTTGGTCCGCTGGGTGCCGTAGGTGTTCGTCAGGTCCGCCGGATTATCGTGACTATACGGACCCGCACCGTAACCAGCCCCCAGAATGCTGTCGACGCGACCGATTGCCAGAGGCGGCACGATGGTCGGAGTAGCATCGGTGTACACACCGCTGCCACCTTGACCGAAATAAAGATTGGAATTAGTCCCGATTAGAATAAAGGGGAATCCTTGATCGTTGATGAACGAGAGACCGCCGCGCGCCACGCCTGTGAGCGGACTTGTCTGTCCGATGTTCACCCACCCGCCAATCGGCTTGATGCGACCATTCTCCCACCGCACGAGATTACCGCCTACCCAACGTCCACTGCTTTCGTAGACAGTCCCGTTGGTGAAGAAGCCCGGCGGTAGTTTGATGGGAACGAGCTGCCCTGCCATTACTTCACCCTGATGATGAACTGCATGACAAGAGCAGGCGGTATGTTGTCGTGCCCGAGATCACCTCCAGTGCTTTCCATCGTGATGCCAGTTGCAGATGAAGTCGTAGAGATCGTAGAGCTGGTCACCGGTGACGTCGGAGTCATGCCGCCACCACCAGGCTGATTCATAAATGTGGATGGGGTGCCGACAAAGTGGGAATGCTTCGGATCATCGAGCACGTGAGTATGCGATGGAATCTCGCTGGTGATGAGGGTGTGTAACCCGACACCAAAAGCTTGCCCCAGCTTGGCAACGTTATATGGCGGCGGCCAATTACCATTAGGTGGACCGGGAGGCTGCGCGCCTGACAATCCAACGACAAAACGTGCAGACGTGTTGGGGATAAGGAAATTACCGCCGCTTTGGCCATAATTCGTGCCGATGACATTATACAACGGGAGATAAGTCTGATCCCCAACTCCGGGAGTAGGAATGGGGAAACCTCGTCCGTCACAAATCACATAAAAACCGCCACTAGGATCGTTCGCCCCGACGTACATCTTGACGGTGCCAACTGGCTCGGTGATCGACCCCAACGACGTTAGAATGTTGCCCTCATGAATGACATCGAAATAAGTGCCGCCGGCCAGGACTTGCGGCGTCTGAGCAAATTTCACTTTTCCTGTCGGGCGGTCGACCAATATCGTCGGCGCGGCAGTGTCGAGAGCTGCCCCGGTATTGTCATATCTGAACAAGCAAAAATCAGAACCGATATTGCCTATGCCTTCTGCGTCGTTGGTGGCACCAAACGCCCACCGATCAGAACCGGCCGTTCGAAACCAAATCAGACGAAGCGTAGCAGTGGCGTCATCAAGCACGAAATTAGTGCCAAAAGGATAGCCTTCGGAATTGGTCTGAACGACTCGATTCGGACCAGTCGGAGCGAACTTGGCATCGATCTTCGCCAGATCAGTATTGAGATTGGCACCCCAGACATCCGCAGAACCGCCGACAGTCGGTACAATGAGATCGAGATTCGTCGTGTTGGGGTCTCTAGTAGAGGGTTCATCAGCCATGTCGGTTCCCTATATAATCGTCCACAAATTCGGTTCATCCTGCTCAACAACCAAAGCGTAAGCATCAACAGGCAGCAGCGGGATGAGGAACTCGACGGTGATCGGTTGAAAGTCTTCGGTCAGGAGAAAATCATAGAACTCCCCGTGGCCGAGTGGATGCCAGACAGTCCCATACAGCCCTTGTGGGGTCTCGTACATCAACTCGGTCTCGCTTCTCCGTTCGACTTCTCCGCCACCGCTTGACTGAACATATGCATCTGCGCATGCTCGGCGAGCATCTTCTTGAGTTGCTCACACTCGGCTCTGGCGGCATCCATCTGCACCTGAAGCGCAGCGATAATGAATGCCTGCTCACCGAGAACATTTTTAATCTTCTCTTCCATGGTCATGCTATTTTCACTCCATTTACGTAAAGGGCTGTCGCGTTGATCGTCCCGGGCCCCATGAATCCACCGGTTGCATTACCGAGAAGAACACCCCCAGCAATCTTCATATTGCCAGTGCCAGGATCGCCGCCAGGACCAAGCGTAGGCAGTGGATAGCCAAGAGTGGCACCACCAGAACCGTAAACGGACATGAACCCGGTCGGCGTCGTCGAACCCGCAGCCGTCGCTTCGATGACAGCGACAGCCGGATGCGACGTCGGCGACCAGTCACCTTGAGCCATGCCGAGATATCGAATACCAGGGGATATCCCGCTGCCATCGAACCCGACAATATTCGTCTGTCCAATGACATCGCCGTTCACAATTGGAGTCGGTGCAGCTGGCGTCCCGTTGATGCGTCGCAATTGAGCAGACGATGTACCGCCAAAGGCTTCCAACAGTGAGAGAGTGTTCTGTCCGGCAACGCCAGTAAAATGCACCACAGTGCTGGGAAGCGGTGGAACTGAAGGTGCGGAGGGAGCGCCAACCGTCAGCGTGCCGGCACCGGTAGCAGGATCAAAACCAAACAGCGCAACCTGCACCTCATTTATCGATCCCGGCGGACAGAGATCAATGTGTGCTCTGGCAGGAGTGGATGTAGGCGACCAATCTGCACTCGCTTCAAATCTTAGCCGGCCACCTCCGTTAGAGGCACCGGGCGTAACAAATCCAGCTACGGATATCTGCCCAAGAATATCATTATTTAGAGGAGGAGTAGACGAAGTTATCAAACCATTGCCACGCCGCATTGATAGCGACGGCATGCCGCCATAACTGTCCATGACGACGACAGAATTCAAACCATTCCCGCTCACGAACTGCCCGCAAGTTCCTGGCGGTGAGAACGAAGTGCCATCGTCGGAGAGACCGACGAACAATCGAGCGGAGACGGACAAAGTACCAGGGCCAGGATCGAGGATCGGCTGTCCGATCCTGACACCGGCATCGCCGAAGACGCCCATGGCAACTCCCGGTGATACCGATCCTGCTGGCGTCGTTTCGATAAACGCGGCACATTCATTCGAAGTCGTTGTCCAATTGGACGGTACATAAGCCCGGTAACGCACTGCCGGAAGAAAAGCATTCCCATCCCAGCCACGCATAGTAAGCTGACCGATGAAATTACCTGTCACCGGTGGAGTAGGTGCGGTCGGTACGCCATTATAATATTGAGTGGCATATATGGGCGTATTACCATGCGTTTCTACCGTTATCTCACCATTACCGGTAGCCGCGCTGACGAATTGTGCCATAGCGGCAGTAGGCGTGACAATTGACTTGGAACCAAACGAATGGAGAGCGAGCCATGTCGGCGAGATCGACTTGTTGATCGTCAACACCGCCGATCCACCGGGCGACGTCACTTCACCGGTAAAAGCCGGAAGCAACGAAGGCGGAATGTGACCACCGGCAAGAAGCGCATTTATGGTGAAAGTCGTAACAACACCCAGAGCCACATTAACCGTGACACTGTTCTGCACTATCGCGAACTCTTCATTACCCTGAAGAGGACCGGCAGAAGGAAGCTGTGAGATTTTGGGCATCAGCTGTACCTAAATCCTCTATGTCGCCATGCAATCGGACCAGCATTGTAAGAAGCTTCGTCACTGAGAGCATTGAGATCGGCGAACGCGGCTTGCACACCAGACGACCACACCGCGATACGATCATCATCGTGCAGATACGGCGCTGCTTCCATCAGAGTCCCGTAAAGATACGCGTCCGGCGCAGTCTGCAGAAGCCAGTTGGTGGGAGCCGGCGAGAGATTAGCTGGAGTACCGGGAACGGTAGGGAGGATAGTGAGCGGGTTGACCTGGGGCTCTGGCAGCAACAGATTACCAAGCGGTGTCAGATACGCCCGGTAGACCATTTCGATTTCAAAATTAGAGTTGGGCGTCGGCAATAGCTCCATCTCCTGACCGAAGATTGAGAACCACACGGGTGATCCCGGAACTTGATTCCGTTCCCGCATTTCATCCATCTGTTGCCCAGTCAGGAACTTCAATCGAGGCTTCGGAATCGGTCCTGTCGCATTGGCACAACGAACCCGTCGCATCGACTGGAATCCGATCGGCAGATCGACGAATTCCGGCTCTATCTCATTCGGATCGATGATGGTAACCGCACGATTCTCCATCTGCCGGCAGAACAGTTTACGATTCGCCTTGGCCTCGAACATCTGGATGAACGTCGGCACCTGGGCTGCAAGATCGGTACGACCAAACAGCCAGTCCTGACACTTCTGGACGAGATCGGAATATTGACTGATGGTGGTCAAAGAGTTCCCCCACTGCTGCGCAGATAACTCCACTGGCTATCGTTGAGCAACTTCCGCACCGCTGGCTGATGATCCTTGTTGAGCGCGTCTATCCCGAGTTCATTCAACCATATCATGTAGACTTCAACGGGGATGCGGGCGACGTGTTTGAGATCGCGCGACGGCGACCACGGGTTTTCATGATTGGCATCATGCCTGTTGGCGTCGAGCACGGTCTGCACGTCGCCACGGGTTCTGACCACGAACTTTTGATCGTCAAGCTGGTCGTATTCGTGGATCAAACCGGCCCATGAATCGTTGTAAAGAAGGTCTGCCATCACACCAATCCCTTCGCTTCATCAGTGAGAAACGGGTAAGTCGAGCCCGCAAATACCGGCTGCATGTGCAGGGTCCGAAGTTGTGGGTCGGTGAAGCTGGTTCCGAGAACCGCACCGGTCTCGTGGTCGACCGCCAATTCGAGTTGACGGTGATTGATCAGCTCGTCCCACGGCTCGAACAGCGTGATCGTGAGTCGAAATTGGTCGTCGATAGGGTGGTGAATGATGACCTCGCGGTCGCCATCCGGGCCGGAAACGATCTCGGTGGTGTCGTCAGCCGGATCCCAGATAAAGGTGCTGAAATTGCAGCACGTCTGGTCCCAGTGACCTACTCCATCACCATCAAGGACATAATACTGACCGACGATCGGATCGGCGATGGCGTCAGCCTCATCCACGAAAGCCATGTTGTGATCGATCATATTCGCTCCTTCATGGCAGCGCCGAATAGGTCCACGAATTGACGTGAAGCGGATACGGCGTCGGATTGTTTGTGGCACCTGCGATTCCAACCCACGCCATGTTCCCGCCGACGTAACCCGGAATGTCGATCCCGGTCCATGTGTGGGTGAAGGTAGGACCACCGGCTGTCACATCGCTCAATTTAACCGTCAGGTTGCTTCCGTCGTAGGTGACGGTCGCCGAATACACGTGACCGGTCGATGTCAGCGCAGCGCCAGTCGTCAGATTGACCGGTGCGGTCGAGATTTTATCGACGGCCACGTAGGTGAAGTTGGTTCCACCCAAATCGGGGATGCAGGGCGATTGTCCCGGTGCAACGTTTCCCGGAGGCTGCACACCCGGTGCGTAAATCTGGACCGAGCTATAGCTGAACGCCCCGGAAGCAAGCGTCAGCCAGCTCTGCGAATCAAATTCCAGCGCAAACACGAAGTTAGGCGGCGCTGACTGAGAGAATGCCTGGAAGAACGATGCTTCACATCCAGCACCACCGGAGAAAACCGAGCCATTGGCACTTCCATTGTTGGAATTGTTAAAGACAAGCGAAATATTCCAGCCATCCGGCACAAACGTGAAGGTCGTCGAGAATTGCTGGACACTCACCATTTTCTGGAAGTTCAGATTGTTGGCGACATGAGTAGAGTTGGCTTGAACCACCTCGACTGCCGATCCAACCAGCCCTGGATTGCTCCCGGCAAAAGCACCGGTAAGAAAGAACGCCTGCCCGTTGTTGGTGTCCACTCCACACGCACCTGTCGGACCAAATCCACTGGGGCAGCTGAAATACGGTACAAACAATGCCGAGGATATCGTTGTGAGACGTTGCATCTCGGCGGTCGAGGCGACGAGGTTGTTCCAGATGGCAAGTTGGGTATAATTGCCGTAACCCGGACTAGAACCATTATCATAACTGTTAATCGATAATGAAGTTAGAGCCGCACTCGTAAGAGCGCTTGCATCCGAGGTTGGAACTGCTCCATCTGTTGTCATAAACCTGCCAGAGTTATTCCCAGCGATTGCCGTCTTATGAAGTGAAGCAAGACCGCCAGTAAAAGTTGGACCTAAAAGGGTAGCACCGTTATAAAAACTGGAAAATTGAGTTGTGCTGTGTGCACTATAAATTAAAGCTTCAGCATTTGCAGCTGCGGCACCAAGCTGAAGACAATTAGCACCTGGGGGAAGAGTATTCTGATTATTAGTTCCAATGAGAGCCGTAAACGTCGTCTGGGTGTACGGGAAGCTGAGGCTGTCGGCCGCCTGGGTCACGGTGGCAGTGGTGGTGGGGATGTAATCAACAGGGAAGGAAGTCTGCGTGACCTGAGCGCCCCACAGGAAATCATTCGAAGTGTCACCCGTGTAGCTGAGAGTTCCTCTCATGAGATAGAATATGCCGGGGGACCCCGTCGCGCCTGCTGTAGGCGTGTATGTCATGCTGCACAGGAACCAGCCATTGGCCAGCTGCGTGATATGATCAGATGTCGGCCGGGTAATGCCCGAGACCGTAAATGCAACTCCTTGATTCGTGTTAAATCCAGTCCCTATCGTTCCAGTCGGATCAGTAATCACCAGCTGACCGATTTGAAAACTCTTCACAAACACAGAAATCGTAAGCGGTGCGGCTGTGTATGTGGCCGATGGCAACCTGATGAAGTGGGTGCCACTCGTAGCATCATCATGGAAGGCGGCGGCCGTGTTGGTACCGTCTGGAGCCGTGACAGCATTATCACTCACTGTGCTAGCCGACGTAACCCATGACGGATCGGAAAAAGTCTGACTATGAATCAGCAGATTGGTCGCCGAACCGGTCAGCCTGATTCCCAGGGGATTACCCAGGAGATCGGTCGGGAAGCGAGGCGTGTTTGCAATGGCTGTTTGAACCGCACCGGCTGCAATGTAGGTAGCAGTGCTGGCGCGCGAATAGGTGCCGCCAAGTGCCGTGAGCCATGCGTTGAAGCTAGCCCGCTGTCCGTTGTACCAATAATTCCCGGAGGTGGTGAAATCAGCATAAATCGTTGCATACGTGTTATTGGCAGTTGGTAGCCAGCTCGGAAACGCTACTGAAGCCGTAAGATTTTGCAGGTCCATATCGGAAGCAAACACCTGCCATTCTGCCTCGGCAGTGACATAGCCATTCAACTCAGCTCCGGGTCCAAAGACAGTACCGCCAAGTATCTCCATGGTCATACCAGTTGGCATACCCGGGTCTGTTACTGTGCCAACCGAAATTGATCCACCATTGATGGATGCCCTGAGTGAGTTGGTTTGGACAGCAAATGCTGTCTTATAAAAGGCATTGGGAGTGACAACCGTGTCCGATATTCTGGTACTAACTACAGCACCTTGATTGGTTATGGTGTAAAAGTTAGTGTTCTTGGACACAGTCGCTATCAATGAGTTTTGTACAGTTCCAGAGCTGCCGACGGACCAAGCAACTTTGTTATTAGCGTTAATACCCGGAGCCACGAAGTTCACCAGCTTGGTGAAGAGCGTCAACGCTGGGTTCGTCGGCGTACGACTGAATAGGTCGGCCGCCTGAGTCACGGTGGCGGTGGTGGTGGGGATGTAGTCGAGTTGGAAGGCCGATTGGGTGCATTGAGCACCCCAGAAGAAATAACCGCTGGTGCCGTCACCGGTCCAAGCCCTCGCGGTACCGTTGCCCGTGGTATAAATAACAGAGTTGATATTTCCGGTATAACTTCCCGCCCCCGTTATAGAACACAGATACCATCCATTCGCCAGCTGGATAATGCTGGCGACAGTCGAACCAACTTTACTCAGGACAGAACCTGCTCCGCTCAATTGAAATGTCGCGGCGCAATTGCCGGAATTATCCAAATCTAATTGAACGTTCGTATATCCATTCGCCTTGGCAAAGACAGAAAACGTATAAGTGGTGCCCGTTACAAAGCCGTTGGTGCCTGAACCATACAAAACGCTGTGCTGATGGGAGGCATTCACTGGCACATGACTAACCGCCGTCGTCGTCCCGTCCGGTGCAGCGGCAGCATTCAGCGTAAGCGTATCGCCAACGTCTGCCTGCCAACCAGAAGCGAATTGCGATTGCAGATGCAAGTTCGTCCCGGCACCGGTCAACCGAAAACCGGCTGCGCCAAGTCTCGGAACATTAACCGCTGCCGTCTTGACGATCCCGCCGTCAATGTAGGTTGCAGTCGAAGCCCGGCTGAAAGTGCCAGCGATAGCAGTGAGCCAAGCAGCGAACGAAGCTTGGGAAGTGCCACCGGCCCAGTATTGACCACCAACAAAATCAGCAGCGATGGTGGCTTTGACCCCACCAACCAATGGCGGAAACGACGGTCCTCCTCCAGCGCCTCCCGCCACGCGCGTTCTGAGCCAGACATCGGCACCGACGTGTAACATCAGCGAAACGCCAGTATGGAGGTTGCCGTCGTTCCCGTCGCCATGATGGTGTTGACCTGCACCGGCAGGATCGATCCTGCCGGCACTCCTTTGAAGGTCACGGTCGAACCATCGGCTATCATCTTCACCGCGAGGTCACCCGCACCCCCGACATAGATCGCGCGGACATCGGTCAACACGGTGGAATCGCTGGGCACCACGGTGATGCCCGCAATCAGCGGATAGACACTCTGGCTGATCATTTACGTGCCTCCGGTGGCGGCGGCTCTTCCACCACCGCTTCGACAAAGCCTCTTTCGATCAGAATAGTGGCGGCTGCTTCACTGACGTCCGTCACCTCGTCCATCTCCAGATATCGATACTCAGCCCAGGGATGGAGGGCGACGATGCATTTGACCTTCACCATCGTCGGCGGAACGTCCTCACGCGCCCGCGGTGGCTCGCGCACAGCTAGTGATTCCTCACGCGCAGGAGGATCTTCATCGTCCCAATGGGACGAGTGTTTGGGATGCTTCACCATGGGTTTCCCCCTGAGATGTATGAAAAGGAAGGCGGCTTACGCCGCCTCCTGCTATGCGACGTCGGCAACCATCGCGTGAGCCTTTTCGTTGCCCACGATGACACCCCATTCGCACGAGATCAGACGTCGGTCGGATAGACCGGTCTTAGCGAGAGGCTGGTTGCGCATGCCCTGAAGCCAACCGATCTCGGCATAGCCGGGATCGATGATCAGAACACGTGTCGGGTCCATGAAACGGTCAGCAACGATCTGGAGCTGACCGAAATCACTTTCATACACATCGATAGCTGCGATCAGCTTCCTGTCTTCAGCTTTCTTGAAGCGGGTCGCGTTGCCGGTGAAGGTCGACACCAGCACTTTCTGAGTGCCGGACACGAAGGCGTAGGTCGGATGGCCACCCTGCGTCCACGCTTGCTGAATGACCGTTTTGAAGTTCGTCTCGGTCAACGGCTGAACTGTCCCCGGCGTCTCAGCCGTGCTGGGGAAGCCATTGGGAGGCGCAGAGAGCGCTCCATTGGCACCGCCAGTTCCACGAATCACATTGGTGTGGATGAAGGCGGCGATACTGGCGGTGGTACGGGCCGCGGTGCCGGCAGTGCCGGCAGACGCGAACTTGATTCCCGATCCCATCAACCGGTTTTCCATGTCACGCTTGATTTCCTGCGTGGCATAAAGGACTTGCCGGGCCATACGGTTGACGTTGCCGGCACCGATGATCATCTCGTCGGTGGACGAAACGCCCTTCGTCTTGGTCATGATCTGAGTGTAATTCGACAAGCGCAGTGCGGTCGTCGGCGCGTCGTTAGGGGTGTCGTCGCCTTCGATCTTGGCGTTGTCACCGTTTGCCGCGGCCAATTCGACCACGGGCCATTCGTGAAGAGTGTTCTTGAAGGAGCCCTTACGACCTACAGCCTGCATCCCCGGTGTTTCGAGCGGAGAGATTTTGTAGACGAAGTCCTCCAAGTCCTCTCTGATGATGTTGAACGAGTAAGATAGTCCCGTAGAGGTGGGAACAGCCACGAGCCAGCCTGTGTACCCTTTCTGTTGAGCCGAGGCCGATCAGGTCATTTGAGCAACAGCTGCACTGCAGCGTCGAAGTCGGTGCCGCCTGACCTGTCGAATTTCTGTTGCGCGATCTTCCTCGCTTGGCTCTTGGACGTCGATGCCGGCTGACGGGCGGTGAGAGTGGGGACCTGCTGAGCGCTCTCGATCTTGCCTTTGGCCTTCGCCAGTGACGTCTGATAAGTGTCCCATTTCCGGGCCTTATCGAGCATCAAAAGCATCCGGTGATCGTAGGCTTGATCGAGTTCCTGATCATTGAATCCGAAGGTCTTGGCGGCATATTCCCGCATTGCCTTCATCTCGACCGGTCCTTTTTCAGGGTCTGCCAGGACCGGCATTGCTTTGACCAGTTTCTGACGCTCCCCGTCGACAAACGTGCGCGCGTGATTGACGATCTCGCCACGCTTCTCTTCGAGGATACGCTGCTGTTCCGCTTTAGCCGCGGTGCGCTGTTCTGCTCTTCGCTGATAATCAGCATATTCGACCGCATATTTACCTGGGTCGTTAACACGAAGATGATTCCATTGCTCCGCGTTAAGTTCGTCTTTTTCAGGCCCCAGCCGTTCAAGGATGACATTGAGCACTTGCGAATATTGATCGCGAGCGGCGCGCATCTGTGCCTGTTCAGCCTCGGCCGCCCGACGGGCTTCCGCGACCTCCTGGGCCTTGCGCGTGTAATCGGCCTGACGTTGATAGCCGGCGAGAGCTTCTTTCAGGGTTATCGAGACTGGCTTGTCGTCAATTTTGACGGTGTAGCTCGGTTCCGTACTTGGCTCGTCGTCGCCTTCGCCTTCAGGTTTGTCACCCTCGGCTTCCTGCTCCGCCGGCTCGGTGTCTTCGTCTGACGTGTCGGGCTCGGTAGCTTCGGAAGGTGGGGTGGGCTGTTCTTCGGTCTCGGACGGCTTTTCCCCCCTGTTATCGCCCTCGGGTTCCGGGGCCAGGAGCCCCGCAAGGTCGGTCAAGGACATGGGTTCGTCGTCGTCGGCCACGTGCTATATCCTGGTGAGCACTCTTCGCGGCTACACCCGATATAGAAAAAAGTCAATAATCTCAAGCACCACCGAAGCCAGGTGGAAGATTAAGCGGAAGTGGCCGCACCGGGCCCGTATTGAACGGCGTGAGTTGGCTCATCTGCTTCATTTGCGGCGCTTGACCGGAAGCCATAAGCTGTTGCGCCAACGCCATCATTTGCTTGCTCTGCTTCTCACCTTCGGATTCGTTTTCCCTGTCAACGGCCTTTTGGGCTGCAGCTACGGTGGCATTCTGAGCGTCGAGAGTGGTGCCGCTTTGGGTCGGGCCCGCCTGGGGAAGGCCGGCACCCGGCGCGGGAGGGGGAGATCCGGTCAATTTACTCAGAAAAGCAGTGATGGGATTGGCCGACGGCGCAGACGTCGGCATGGCGGTTTGTGCGGCGGGGGGTGTCAAGAGACCGGGCGCAGGTGCCGCCGCACCCGGCTGATCCGTAGGCTGTGGCTGACCGGCAAGCTGCGTCGCAGGCTGACCGGAGCGATCAGCGCGAATCGCGTTGACGATCCGCATTCCTTCATCGGACTCACGATGGCCGGGATTGACCTCGCCATGGCCATAAACCGGAACATTGGGGTAATTCTGACCAACCAAACCCCGAATCGTCGCCTCTTGGGCATCGTTCACATCGCCATTATGACGGGCGACTACTTCCACTCCCACCGTGTTGCGATTGGAAAGCCCTGTTCCTTGTGGGCCATAACCATTGATCATGTGGTTAGTGCCGCTATAACCAAGATCGCGATTGGTCTGATACAAGCGTCCGTCACGATCAACGATGTACTGAGAGCCGATTCCTGGCCGATTCTTGCGCCAGTCATCGACTACATTTTGTGGCCCACCACGACCACCCGTATGGTGAATGATGAAGCCTTGAGGCGACTGACCAGACGGTGACAGCAATGGCGCGCCATAAGGGTTGTCTTGGAGATCGTCAGCCACGGCTCATCTCCTCTCTTCGCCTCTCAAAACTCTTCTTCAGCTCTTCCTCTTTTTTCTCTCTCGCAATCTCAGCGTGATAAGTTTGAATTAAACTCTCGAGTTTTGTCTTAAGGCGGCCCACCGCCTGCATATCGCGCCAACAAGCCTCACGGTCGTCAGCGGATTCAGAATGAGTCCATCCACGAATCGCATCTTCCTTGAGCCCTTTCAGAACATCTAGAAATGTCTCATCGTTGATGAGATTGTGGGCAAAAGTGCCGAATCTCCTGATCCGATCGAATTCCTTGGGAGTCAATTTGCACTCCCGTTTTTAGGCTTTTGTCGGGCCGTTTCGGCAGTCAGGAGGTTGCCATGGTGGGCGACCGCGGCGTTCATCAGGTTGCCGTGGTGAGCGACATGGGCGTCGATCAGCGTGTTGATGCGATCAGAGTGACTATCGACCATGCTCTGATCGACAGCTTGCTGACGATCGACCTGCATCTGCAACAGTTGAATCTGCGTCTGCGCCTTGAGCTTCATCGCTTCCAGCTGCATCTGATTCTGCTCTTTTTGTATCTCCAGCTGCATCTTCATCTGCTCGATTTTCTCGGCGGAAGCGAGCTTGGCCTGCTCTATCTGAGGATCTGGTCCGCTCTTTTGCGGCGCGCCAGCCTGCGCCTTCGCTGCCATTGCCTGAGATAGCTTTTGCAGCGCCGCTTGCTTTGCTTGCGTATCCATCTGTTCAAGATCATTGAAAAAGCACGTCGTCGAGTGATAGCCAGCAGTTTCCACCAACTTCTTGAGCGTATAACTATACTGATCCGGCGTAACGAAAGGATTGTCGAAACCCAATTCCTGCAGCAGCTGCTCCTGCTTCTGCATGATGTTGGTCAGGTACGAAAGCTGATCCTGCGTCGAACCGCGGCCAAACATCGGGTAAGGTTCGACCGACATTTCCGCGTCCCATTGACGAGGGTCGATCTCCACCGGAGTGCCATAGAGGAGAACCGTCCGCGGCGAATCCATGTGCTTGATGGTTTCATGGAGCATGCCTCGAAACAGTCGCGTGAAACCGGCCTCGGCAAAGATCCGTGCCACCATCTCGACGCGCGATTGAGCTTTGGTCAGGGTCGCGTGGACCGCACTGGCCGTCGAAGACTGCAGGACTGCGGGATCAAGTCCTGCACTCGCATCCGATTGACCCGTGCGGTTCTCGCGAACCTGGGTCATGAAATCTAGTACCGGCAGCGCCTCTTTCCCAACGAAAGGCATGACAATCGGCTGCACCATGCCGGCCTGACGCATCCTGACGATCTTGGACGTATCGCTATTGAGTACGTCGTCGAGGTTAACCTGTCCTTCGACGACGCCCATCTGAGGCTGGACGGATTGTGCGAGGCTATCGAGGGTGTCGCGGAGGATACGCGACTTGATCCGCTGAATGTCTTTAGTGAGATCAGTGATACTCTCGCCGAAGAATGTGAATGCTTCTGGATAGGGACACAGTGCCGCAAACGGGACTTCATCGACCGGCTCCTCGTGCAGAATCTTGTATTGCGTGCCGCCCGTGATGACACGAATCAACTCGGGGATTCCGTCGCCATCCTTGTCGCAGGTCAGGTAAAGCTCGCCAAACTTGACAATCCGCATCGAGGGATCGGCCGGCGGATTATCGGCGATGCCGACGGCCGAGGTGATGAACGGGCGTCTGGCCTGGGTCTCCCAGTTGTCGCCATCATGCGCCAGATCCTGATCGCAATCGGCAAGATCCTCGGAATCCTCCACCCAGCCCTCGGCGATGAAGTCACCGACAGTCTTGTCCTGGGTAAAGCCCAGCAGGCTGGTGCGGTCAACCGACATGCCGCGGCGGGCGACGATCATGTTCTCGCAGGGGATGCCGCGCACCTTGATCGCGCCGGTCTTCTTTATCCGCTTGATCAGCATGTCGTACATCTTGGGCGGCTCGGGCAGAGCCATCATGGCACCCGCACTGCCGAGACCTGGCAGCATAGGGAGGGGTGAAACGCCAGGAGGTGCCCCGCCCGCCCCGGGCGGAGGCCCAGGAGGCGCTCCAGCTCCGGGAGGCACACCCGGAGGGGGTCCGGGTGGCGGCGCGCCAGGAAGCACCGGGGGCAGGCCCGGAGGCATTCCCGGCGGTGCTCCCGGCGGCCCGCCAGCTCCCAGGGGACTGGGGGCGGCAGGAGGGGGCGGAGGGGGAGGTGGTACGGCCAGACCATAGGCCGGCTGAGGTGGCAACGGCGGCAGCTCGGCCGGGTAAGTCCTTACCTTGACGACCTCGACCTCGTCGTCAGCAGCAAGCGCATGGGCCTGGTCTTCAGACAGCCCGGTGTGCATCGAGAACACCGGTTTCTTGCTGTCCTCCCAGTTCCAGCGAATGAATCCGGTCTTGCGAACCAGCGCGTCCTGAAAGACATCGTGGCACTGGATGAAAAAATCGGGATTATCGATGCGCAGCACGACGTCACGAAAATAGGCGGTCGCCTGGCAGGCGTAAGCTTTGTTTTTGGCGAACTTCTCGGGGTCGATCGTCGCCACCGGGCGGAATTCGACCGCGCCATCGGGGGAAAAGAAGATTCGAAGCAGGTCGGGCATGATGCCCAACACGGTGTCCCGCACCTCGGTTAAGACCGCCTTGGAGCGGTCTTCCTGCATGTCATCGATGTCGACGTCGGGGAGATGGCCTTTGTAGTACTGGGTGGCATCCTGACGCTCCATCATCAGGAACTCGTCGACGTAATTGCGTGCGTCGGTGGCCCAGTCGAACACCAAGCCCTGAAACTCGGTGTCCGTCATGGCGCGGCCCATGCGAGCCGCTTTGCGGGTGCTGGCGAGATCGTCGGTATTGCGACCTTTGCGGCCGTCGTCAGGAGTCTTGATCAGTTCCTTGGGGTCAACACCGAGTTCCATGACATGTTCCTCCCAGCTGGGATTGAAACATATCAGGATTTATCAGTCGCCGTAGGCAAACTTGTCGAGGACGTCGGGGAGCTGGGCAAGGGTGATCGACGAAGAAAAATCATCGACATCCGAAGCACTTTGATGCTCGCTACGAAGCTTGCGATGCGCAGCAAAGATTTCCGCCACAAAATCTCTCATCTCCCGATGAGTGAGCTGCTTCAACCGATCCTTGATAGCAGCGGAATGCCCGGGTGTCTTGTAGTTGGATGGTATCGGAGGCGTCGCATAAGAAGAGGTTGCCGCATGTTGCTCGGCAACCGCCTCGGCAACCGCAGCGAGTCCGCGATTGAAGACAGGGCCATTAGGAATCGTCCGGGGCATCGGAAACGGAGGTGGGCGATCGGTGTCAATATCACTCATCATTTGCTCCTTTTCGATTTGGCACGCGCCGGCAACTTCTTGAAGGAAGATTTCGGCGTCGCGGCGATGAACTCGCGCGCCACCTGACCAATCTTGCCGGGAGCGTTCTGCTTGGCGAACATGAAACGCTGCTGAGCCTTGGATTTGATGGGCATGTCAATCATCCTTCATTGATGGGAGTTTCTTGCCAACCGCAGAAATCACAGGTGTGGACCTTGGTACCTTCCACACCAAAGCCACTCTGTGGCATCCGGCACACCAGACAATGCCAGACATAGAACGGCGACCAATCGTAAGTATGTTCCCAGCAAACCCCGCAATGAGTCATGGCCCCGCACGTCGGACAAGGTTCTTTACGATCTCGCGAAATCGTCCCATCGAGATTGAAGATCACAAACATAGCATCAAGATTCCTAGGCAGTTACGAAGGCCAGATATAGTAGAAACCCTAGGGCGACTAGTAGCAATAGTGTACTATCACTCATGTCTCGTTCCATACGATTATGAGCAGTAGTATCCCGTAGAATACCATGCCTATGATTCCTGGCCACATGGATCACATCTCACGAGGGGGTCACTCTTTCAGGGTGATCGACGAAGAATAATCGTCGACAGCCCGAAGCGCTTTGAAGGGAATCTTCATGCTCCCTGCGAAGCTTGCTGTCCTTTCAACACGATACTTGGTGCCCTCCACGCCGTTCAATCGTGCAGCTTCCCAGCTGCCCTGATAGGTCTTCCATTCCCCGCGCTCGTCGGGGTAATCCCAATCAAAGGTGTTGAAATTCCGGTTGGTCGGGTAGCCAAACAGCTTCCATTCGCCGAACTGAAGATTGCCGTCGATCATCACCTCATCTTCGATGATGCCAATAAACTCCTCGACGGGACCAATGGGCAGGATGGCTTTAACCGGCATGATCGAGCTGACACGCACGATGGCGGGAGCCGCGACCAGGGCGATGAAGGAGCTGATGAAGCTGCGCCTGGATGAAAGAATCATGTTTTATCTCCTGTCACATGCCTGACGCCCCACATCACCGCTTCTTCAACCCGAGTCTTGGCGATGGCGATATCCCTGCCATCGCCGATGTTAGTGAGCAACTCGTAAAACTCCAACCCCTTGGTCTTGATCGCGCGCATCTGCTGGGTCTCTTCAGTCGTCAACGCCCGCATCGCGTGACGCATCACGTTGTTTGTGGGGTTGTCGTTAGGATCGGCGAATGGAGTGGTGCACATCACACGCGCCTCGTGTTCTTGCGCTTGAGAGCACCCTTCTTGGTCGTTCCGGTCATGCTCTGTGCCGTGATCGCGCCAATCCGAGCGAAGGTCAAGTTCACCGCATCCGCACCGTCGGGTGAGCGCCCATCGAGAACACCACGCGCTCTCATTTCGTCCTTGCTTTCGACCTTGGCGTTGCCGTTCGATTGATAGGCAACCGTGGGTGTGACGAGTTCTTCAACGGTGTCAGGATCATCATCAGGGAATTGGACGACTCCCGTCGAAAACCAGTCGCGAGCGTTAAGCCAGATTTCGTCACGTAGCCTAACAGCTTTTTGGAGCACACCGGACATTTCTCCCACATTAACACCGACAGCGGGCAGTTCGAGTTCTCGCAGGCGATCAAGCACACCGCCCCCAACGCCGATAACGTCGATGAAGATACTTTCGGGCTTAAGGTGGGCCGGCGCGTTGGTGTACTCATTCACGATCGCTCCGGTGAGCTTCATGACGTCGTTGTACTGCCATCGCTTGACCTTCTCTAGGACAACTGGGCCTTTCCTCTTGGCAAGGGATGACTTGTCTCGATTGAGAGATCGAGCGACATCCACTCCCCAGTAGATTGGTTCGTTGCGCGGAGGCGTAATTTTTCTCCGCATAGCAGCTTCGACCAGAGATCGTGCGATAAGCGTATCGTCATCCCCTTGGGGGAACTCGCCAAGGACGCGAATACGGTATCGGTTGCTGGTCTCCCCATAAAGCCGCTCCTCATCGATGTAGCCAGGATCGACGCGGGTCGATTCGAAGCCCTGGACCCGCACCGCGCGCCAGATTTGTCGGAGCTTGGTGTGAGTCTGGTAGAAGAATCCAGATCCGCGGGTTGGGTTGCCGGCCAGCACGGTAATCGCGCCGCGGGTCGACATCGAGCCCGAGGCAGCTTCAAAGACGTTCTCGGCGACGCCCGAGGCCTCGTCGGCGATCAAGAGGACGTTCTCGGCGTGGATGCCCTGGAGCGCCTCGGGGTTCTCCTTGCGGCTTGTGCGGTAGGTGCAGAAGCATGATTCCGGCGCTTGGCGCATGAACACACGCTCTGACGTGGCGTCGAGGATGCCGGCGAATAGGGGCTGCCGGCGCTCGATCTCCTTTAGCCAGTGCCGCACCTCCGAGGCGAGGGCGTCGAACAACTGGGTCGCGCTCGGAGCGGTGACGGCGACCTTGCATGGATACTGGGTGAGAAGAAAGTGCAGGATCGTCCCGGCAAGAAACATAGTCTTGCCGACACCGTGTCCAGAACGAATAGACAAACGCTTACAACCATCGTCAAGAGCAATAAGTTCGCGGCGTTGCCAGATTTCGAGGTTGGCGACTCCCATGACTTCGGAGAAGAACGCAACGCGGTTGAATCTATATTTGAGAATGACGTCGGAAAGCAGATCATCGGGTTTAACTTTAGTGATCGCCGAGAGCGCAGGCGGAAAGGCGTGGGGCTCATGCGTGTCCCAGTCAATTGCCACTGATCGGTCGCTCCTGATGGAAAGCTTCGCGACGAGCTTCGCGCTCGACTGCCCGGAAAGCGTCGGCCGCACAGGACCGGCATTTGAACGCTCTGGGGTGGAGAGATGGCATCATGCGCCGGCACGTCACGCACCAGCGCTCGGTTGAGCCGCGAATGAAGCCGTAAGGCTTAAGAGCCTCGTCCGGGATCATTTGAATCAGCCCCCTCGATGGCGGGCTCGTCGACTGGGGCCTGTGGAGCTGGGGCCTGTGGAGCTGGGGCCTGTGGGGTTGGAGCTGAGGCTTCCCACTCGGCTTGCCGGCGGCGGGCCTCGGCGGATCTCGCCAGCACGCCGGGGGAATAGGGCGGATCGGGGAAGTCGGGACGAGGAGAGGGGAAAGGAGTGGACTCGGGAACGGGCTCAAGAGGAGGGGGCTCAGGAGAAGGCTCGGGAGGTAATAAGACGGAATCCCCAGCGGTCAGACTGGCGAACAGCGCTTCCGATACCACGAAGAAGTTGCCGCGACCTGATTTGATAATATAATCAGTCGGTTCAACTAGCATCTCGCCAGCCGGAGTCCGCACGTAAACATCCTCGCCATCGGCGGTTAGGCGAACATCCTTGGTGGCAACCGCGTCCCGTAGCCAGATCGGGAACGCCAGATAGGACGTGGGATTGGACTCGAAAATATCCAACACATGCGGAGGGGGAGGCAGCTGATAGGCTTGATATGGCATAGGGTTAGATATGGTTAGATAGGGTTAGATAGGGTTAAGGGTTAGACGCGCTTGAGCCGGGGATTGGCCTTCTTCGCTGCCTTGGAGGCTCCGCGGGTTTTGCTGGCGAGAATCGCGCCGGCCTCCTTGGGGGAATAGCCCTCCTTCTCGATCTTCGACTGCACCTTGGCGAAGCCTGGATGTGCCTTTGAATGTTTCACGTAGATCCTCCCATGTGGATGAGAGTGCGAGCATCCGTCATCGCCGGGGCTTACGCGCCGAGTGCTCCACACAAGCCCTGCGACCCTGCCCATAGCTCGGGACGCCCGCACCCCGCCTAAGAGCATAACACGATCAACACACTTGTCCGTATACTCTTCGCGATCGACCCCGCTACGCGATCCCATGGGCCATGAGGTCACGCGGCGGCGCTAGCCGGCGGTGGCACCCCGCCGGCTAGCGAGAAAATTGGAGGGGGAAATGGCAGGAGATTCAATGGGGTACGTCGAGGTGCGTTGGCGGATTGGCGCTTCACGATCGAGGGGGCCCCGGAAACGTGAAGGTGGATTCCTAGTTTTTCCTAGTTTTCGTGTCCGAGGGGAACAAATCAGGTACAGGACAGAAAAAAATGGAAAATGTACGTTTTCCGTCCAGCCTGGGCTGAAGTGGCACTGCAAGTGCAGCAACTGCAGCAATGCTGCAGATGCGGGGAGATGCGGGGAGATGCGGGTAGATGGGGGTAATTAATTCGATCGGGCGATGATCGGGCGATGATCGGGCGATCGTGTAGTTAAGCCGCTGAAAGAATCGCGCTAACTACAATTATGAGT